CTAAAGCGTATTTTAATCCACTAAGACTATTATCTAACAATCTTTTTACGAGGTTAGCCATTAGCTTTTACTTTTTTTAGCTAAGATAAGTATCTTCCTTTGTATGTTTTTAGGGAGATCCTTAAAATGAAATAATTTTTTGCTAGACGCACTATGCGTTTTTCCTGAATGGAGTTCACCATTCGGCATCTTATGAGAACCTCCTGAGTGAACTTTTCCTGCTTTAGTATAATGTTTTACGCCTTTCATTAGTAACCCTTTTTCATAGGTTTCTTTTTTTTCTTTATAGGCATTTTTTTATTAGGCATTTTTGCTCCTTTTCTTTTTGTTTTTCAATCGTATTGACATTGCTTTAGCTTTACGCCGTGCATCTTCTTTACTTGATGCACCCCACGCTCTTAATGACAAAAGTAAACGAGTTGGTCTACCTTTGCTATCTTTTTCGGGGCCGGGCATATTTCCCATTCTAGCTAAGAAAGATGCTCGTCTTGGATTATCTCCTGACTTAACAGGTGCTTTTAATGTGCCACCCGTTTGTGCCTTGTAAGATGCACGACCTTTTGCATTTAATCCTCCTTTAGGATTCTTACCTGCTTTCCGTGTCCAAGCGGGTGAAGGCATTAGAATATCACCCAGATCAAAATGTTAATTATTATGTATGTAGTCATAACCGAACCTTAACAGAAATAAAAAAAAATGCAACGAACCTTGAAAGACTCTAATGAGTGAGTAGGACATATATACAGCCAAGCTATCTGTTTTCTGAACCCCCCTATGGTGAAATAGGGAGGACAAGAAAACACCATCTGGCTGAGTAATCATATGTGCACAGATACAGAAAACCTTTTGACGACAAGGGCAGGGTTACTTCAAGTCTATGTTAATACTGAAATCTCCTTTGACCAAGTGCTGATGTTTATCTGGTGCTTTGAATCCTGCCCTGTCTAATATGTCCTTAGATGCTTCCAACTGTACATACTCCGACTTAGCTGAACTGCATAGGTCAAGTAGTCTATGTTGTGCTTTGACGGCGGACATACCAAGGTTCTTCTGAATCTGCTCAAACATATACTGCTGTACCTCTGGTTTTCGTAGCATACGGGAGGCACTTACTCTTGAACTGTTTCCCTTGTAACCTGCTACTTTGGATGCTTCGGTAATAGTACAACCAGAGGCTACGAGCGTATCAACAAGTTTTCGGGCTTTCGGAGTAATCGTGTTTGCTTTTTGTTTAGCAACGGACATACTCTTCATATATCAAGTATCGTTGAAAAAGTCAACATACTCCGAAAGGCGTTGTGTTATGACATATGATTACTCCCATTAAAAAACGCCAAGTCCGACTACCTATGTATAATTAATTTTTGTAGTGAATCAAGAACTTCGCAGATACTTTTGTTCTGGTGATTCAGATTCTCTTGTCGGACTTGGTTCATATGGTGCGACCTCCCCTGCGATAAATCTTCCTTCCATTCTTTCTTACGGCCTTGTATCGCAAACTCCCTGTTTACAACATAAAAGGTCGCAGATAGCTAAACTGCTCAGATTTGGATTCGTGGATTTGTATAACAACTTTATTGCGATTGAACATTCGGGAATTGATAAACTGACGGAAATTTGTACTCTTGAATCCTCATCTGCTCAGTTCGGCTGTAACATTCCATTGCTTGGATTAACGGCAAATCATCAAGGAACATCAGTTGAATGACTCTAAATCAGATGCAATCCCCATATATGGAGTATATGTGTTGGGGGGCGTTCATTAAAGTTAATATCTTTATGAATGTTTTTTTGGCATCTGATTTAGACAATTTACTGTTCCTTTTAGTTAGTTAATATCAAAATCATTATGCCACCATAGGATATGTGCTACACCTACAACAACGAATACATCTAAATAAATATATACTAACAATCCCATAGTCGTAGGACAATTTTTAAGGCATCTGGGGATGCATAAAAATATGAATTTCTGGGGAAATTCCCCTACTCCTTGGTTTGTTGCATATATTTTTTTAGACAGGCCATCGTCGTCATACTTCCTTGGGATGGTGTATTGTTGTTGTAGGTGTAGACATATCCTATAAGGGTGGCGATTTTGATATTAACTAACAAAAAGGAGTAAATATGTCTAAATCAAATACACAAAAAATACATTCAAAAGATATTAACTTTAAATCACTTAGTTCGTGTGTTGAGGGGATTGCATCTGTTTTAGAGCCATTCACCAATGATGATGATGATTTGACCAAGCCAGTTAATCCAGGCAATGTCAAGGTTACTTCCTCACACATTGAGCAGATGAGGATTCTACGAGCACTATGTAAATTTCCGACAAGTGTTATCTATTCCCATCAAGGTTCAATCGCAAGAAAGATTGAGCAAATCCACGATAGGAAATCCAAATCTGAGCCATTCAGCTATCTGCTAGACCAAGTTGAAAACAGCGAGGTTTGGATTGAACGATACAAGGCACTTCAGAAAGAGATGGAAGGCATCTTTAAAGATATCACAGGTGAGTCTCTTCCATATGAACCGAAGTCCTCAAGTCAAGAGAATACTGAATCGCAGAACAAAAGGTTAGAATCTGCTGAGAAGTATCTTGATTCACTAAAAAAATAATAATTATAGGGTAGTCAGAAATGGCTACCCTTTTTTTATGGAGATAATAATATGTCTTTAATTGTTGATAAACTCGTAGTCATTTTCATTCTAGTAGCTATTGTATATCTAAATCCTGTATTCAATGGTATATCATTGTTTGCTTCAGGGTTTGGTTTATACTACGGAATGAAAATGATACAGCAGTTAATCTGGTGGTTAGCTGATAATACTAGATAAGTAACGGAGTGTGGGACAAGTGGCAACCTTTTCACTATCATCACCACACTCCCAACATATGCACTCGTAATGCAGGACTCACAAATCCTTCCCCATATTAGTCCTGCACTATGATTGCATAGCGTGGTTCTAGGTAATAAGATTCCACGGCAATCAGGTCAAGACTAAATAGGTTTGAGTCCTATGCTTGGCTAACGGTTTTGTAGTTTGTACCAATTTACAACTATACGCTTGTGTGTCAGCTGTAAACATATGCCACATATAAGCTACCACCGGAAAAGTGGACAAACAAATTACGGACTAAGGTTTTGTAGCTTGTACCTACTTGACGACTAACAAACAAGTTACACTTATATTAGACTTTAAACAAAGGAGTATAGAATGTCTAAATATCTTAAAGCTGATGAAGAGAAACATCATTATGAAACGGAAGTTCATCAAAAAACTATGCACGAGATCAATCGTGTCAATACATTCAGAACAATGTCAAACGAGTATCAAGATGTCATACAGACAAAATATGCTGATGATTTAATATCTCACAGTAAGTTTGGTTTAGCACAACATTACTATGGTGTTATGGAACATCTTACAAATCTATCGCTACTAGAAATAGAAAACAAATTGTATGCACCAGAATATGATGAGCGTATGAAAGAAATTGCACACGCTGTAGATGAATTAGAAAAGATTGCTAAGTAACAATACAAAGCAAAAAGGAGGTGATATATATTGGCAATAGAAGCACTTGAAGAACGCTATGAGTGGGAACAGAATATGGAACTCTACTCATTGCAGTACCTAATCAAATGTGAGTATGAAATGAAGGTAATCACAAAATGTATAGGTGCAATAGAAGTGGCGTTGGATTCGTGCGAAAGTAAACAGCTTTCGCAAAGTAATTTTGAACACATCACCACTTCTCTAGTCATACTTAAAGAACAAGCAAAGGGATTAGCTGATCTCTTACGAAAGGAAAAGTATGATATACTATAATAATATAAATCTAAATAAAAACAAAGGAGTAAATATGTTAGATGATATTAAACAAGACTACGAGTTTCCAACAGAAATGGTGGAACTTGAAGCACTAAACAGGACAGATAATTTTGGTAATCAAAACTATTCTGTACCTCGTGATATGGCAAGAGCGTGTGTTCGTACTGATACCGGACAAGTTCTTGGTATTCACGGCAGTAAATACAAACCTATAGCACACAGAGATGTTGTTGATAATGTAATGCAAGGTGTTGATAAAACAGGCATTACAGATTACAAAACAGATATCAAAATATTTGAAGGTGGTGCAAAAATGCGAGGATCTGTAACATTTGACAACCTTGTCATTGAACCACAGAAAGATGACATCATTAAGTTTCGTATCAACTTCTTCAATTCATATGACCAATCGTGGGCATTCGCTACAATCTGTGATGGCTTACGCTTGTGGTGTATGAATGGTTGCACAACACCTGTCAATGCTTCTACATTACGCTTTAAACATACAACAAAAGTTAATATTCAAAGTATCAAAGAGCGTGTTTTGACAGGGTTTCATTTCTTCAAAGACAGTGGTCAAGAGTATTCTGAATGGGCAACCATACGATTAAGT